CGATCAGCGAAAAGGTCTCTCAGCTCTACGCCGAGGAGCCGTCCATCACGGGTCCAGGCGGGCACGAGGAGCTCCTCGCGCACCTCGCCGATGTGGGTACGTGGCCGATGATGCAGCGCGTGCAGCGCGACACGTTCGGCCTGCGGGAGATGCTCGTGCGCGGCAATGTCGAGCGCGGTCAGCTGGTCTGGACGCCCGTGTTCCCCGACATGATCGACCACGCGCGGACCTCGGCGCGGACCCCGGGCCAGCCCGAGGCGATCACCGAGTTCGTCGACCTTGGTGGCGAACGGTGGGCGCGGATGATCACGGACCTGGGCGACCCGGCAAAGGGCATCCCGCCTGCGCTCTATGCGGAGGACGTGACCGGTCGGGACGTGTCGGAGGAGGTGCTCGGGCATCCGCGCCTCGAGGGCGATGCGTATCCGTATCGGAACGAGCTCGGCGAGCCGATCCTCAACTACGTGGTCTACCACGCTGCGGAGACCGGCCGACTCTGGGACTATCAGACGCTGGCGGAGGTCGCGGAGGGCTCGCTCAACATCTGCCTGCTGCTGTCGTACTACCAGCACATGGTCCGAAACTGCTCGTGGCCCCAACGGTGGGCGGTCAACGTCTCGGTGGGCGGGTCCGAGACCGTGACCACGGACGGCGCGCAGGGAGCTCGGCGAGAGGTCACGACAGATCCGGCAACCGTGCTCATCCTCCACGTCGACGAGGAGGGTGGTCAGCCAATGGTGGGCCAGTGGCAACCAGCGGGCGATCCCGAGGCTGTCCTCCGGTCGGTGGGCGTGTACGAGGAGCGAATCGTGGTCCTGGCCGGCCTCGATGCACCCGGCGCGACCAAGCAGGAGTCGGACATCCGCTCGGGCTACTCGCTCGCGGTCGCTCAGGACAGCATTCGGCGCCAGCAGCGCGTGTTCGAGCCGATGTTTCGGCGCGGGGACCTCCAATTGATTGCGCTCGCCGCTGCGCTGCTCAACAGCGCGACGGGCAGCAACTACCCCGAGGCGGGCTATCGGATCCAGTATCGGGGACTTCCGCCGAGTCCTGTCGAGGAGCGCGCCGAGCGCGAGCACGTGCTGGCGCTGCTTGATGCGGGCATGATCAGCCCGGTGGCGGCATTCATGCGGCTGCATCCCGGCGTGACAGAGGAGGAAGCCGCGAGGCAACTTGCGGACATCGCGGCGGCTCGTCGCACGTTCGCGGCGTAGGAGGTGGAGATGGACGAGCAGACAGGCGCTGGTGGCGCAGAGGGCGGAGCGCCGCCCGAGAAGACGATCCCGTACAGCAGGTTTCAGGAGGTCGTGCGACAGAAGCAGGAGCTGGCCGCAAAGCTCGATGCCACTGGTGCCGAGGTTCAGGCACTCAGCGAGAAGGTCGCCACGGTCGGCGCGCTGACGGAGACGATCGCCAAGCTCAAGGCGGAGCAGCAGCGCACAGTCGCGGGCTACGAGGAGCGCCTCGCGCTCGTCAGCTTTGGCATCAACGACGCCGAGGGGCAGACGGTTGCCCGCGCGCTGTACAACGGGCTCCCCGACGCAGAGCGCCCGAAGTCCATTGCGGACTATCTCGGGCAGTTCAAGGGTGACAGCGAAGACGCGCCCGCGCCTCCTCGCGCGCTCGCGCCCTATCTCCAGCCGGCGCAAGCCGCGCCCCAGGAGAAGTCCACGCCGTTCCCTGGCGGGCCGAAGGGCCAGCCGACCCCGCCGCGGGCGCCTGGAGTGACTGCGGACGCGCTGCGGGCGGCACGCGAGAAGGGCCAGCGGTCGGGCGACTGGAGCGACTACAAGGCACTTCGTAATTCGATGGGCGCGAATATCGGTTGACCACGTTCGGTGTTCGTGCGTACTGTCCTTGGCAGCCCACCTCGGGTCCCGGTCGCCGTCACAGACCGTCAGAGGGCAAGCGTTCAACCCGCTCCATCTGACGGAGATCCATCGTGACTCAGATCCTCTACTCGAACATCGGCGACCTTGCGACCTCGGAGGTCCTCTCCGGGGACTTCCTGCTTCTGCTCGCGGACCGCAACGCTCTCCCGAACCACCCCGCGCTCTACAAGGCGGAGGACTTCTCCGGGATGGGCTCCAGTACCATCAAGATCCCGCAGATCGGGCTGATGGGCTACAACAAGCTCACTTCGGAGACCGAGGTCGCCTCGTCCTCGACCGTCGCCCTGACGGACGGCAGCGCGACCCTCGCGGTCAGCCGCTACACCAAGCGGTACGAGGCGTCTGACCTCGCCCGCATCGTCGACAAGCAGGGCTTCCTGCGGACTGACGTGCTCACGATGGACGCATTCGTGAGCTACAACGCGACGATTCGAGACCTCGTCGCCAACCTCGTCGACAACTTCTCCAGCACGGTCGGCTCGTCCGGCGTGGACGGCAGCATCGAGGACATCCTCGACGCGACCGCCACCCTCGAGATCGCCGCGGTGCAGGGTCCGTTCCTCGGCATCGTCCACCCTCGCCAGTGGCACGACGCTGTCAAGGACGTGGCGCTGAACATCGGCGGCGCGGTCCAGCTCAGTGGGGACGCGCAGCGGGTCGCCACGGCGATGGCCGGCCTCGGGATGAAGGGCAGCTTCCTCGGCGTGGACTGGTTCACGACCCTGGACGTGCCCACGGCCAACGCGGGTGCGGACCGTGCGGGCGGGATCTTCGGGTTCGGCGCGATCGGCTGGGCCGAGGCGCCGCTGCCCGCCGACCCGGATCTGCCGCAGGCCAACATCGGGCCGGCTCTGTTCGAGAAGGACCGGACCGCCACCACGGCGACCACCGGGGCTCTCGTCCACGGCTACCTCGGGGCCACCGAGATGATCGACGCCTGCGGCGTCACCTGGGTCTCGGACGCCTAGTCGTCCGACCCTAAAGGAAGCAGACATGCCGGCCACCCCGTTCGTGACCTCCGACTCCTCCCACCAGCCCGCGGGCGCGGTGGCCGGCTCTGCATTCGTCCCCTCCGAAGATGCCGAGATGCGCGGGAACCACGCGCCTCGACTCACCCCGCGCGCAGCGTTCTACTACTTCGCCCAGCCCGAGCGGTGGCAGGTGCTGGAGGGCAAGGTTCTGCCGCTGCTCGGCAAGATGAAGCTGCGCGCTGGGGTCGGTGGGGTCACCGCTGGACGGGTTCCGGGCTCCGTGAACCTGCGGGCAGCGAAGGTCGATCTGGAGGAGAAGCGGCGGATCTTGATCCCCGTCGACTCGGTGCCTCCCGCACATCGGGCGAAGTCGTACCTGTCGACCGTGGACGGCTGCCCCGGGGTCGTGATCTCGCTCTACGAGAAGGCGTATCCGGGCCTCGCCGAGACCCGCCCGGACACCAAGCGGTGGGTAGAGTTTCTGGAGTATCAGGTTGGCCGCACGGTGCCGGCTCCGGGCGAACACGTGCTGGAGCGAATGCTCGACGAGCGGGTCAAGTCCCGTGAGCGTGCGATGAGCCACGAGAAGCGGAACACCTCGAAGATCGAGCGGCTGGAGCAGGAGATCGAGGTGCTCCGCGCCGAGCTGGACAAGCGCGTCGAGATGGCCGAGCCCGTCGACGGCTCCGCGGCTGTGCCGATGGTGGAGGAGTAGCCGGTGCCCTACGAGGACTTGAATCAGGTCCGTAAGAAGCTGTCGGAGCGCCTGCGCTCTGACATCAAGGATATGCCGAAGTCCCACGCGGACCGGATGGCCGAGCAGAGCGTGCGGCGCTCTGCGGAACAGATCGAGCGACAGGTCAAGCGGGGCGAACGCTCCGGTACGTAACAGGGTCCCCTTGTGGGCGCCCGATGGAGAGGCAACATGAGCGGTATCCGACCCTTCCGAATCCGACCCGGCCACATCATGCTCAACGCTGACGGGGGCGAGACCTCGCTGGTGGGGCTGGAGCTCTCCATCTCCGTCGCTGCCGAGGCTGCGAACGTGATCGCGGCGACTGTGTCCATCGTGGATGCAGCCGGCAACGAGGTGTCCGAGCAGTTCGCAGCGAAGCTCTCGCTGGTGGACGGCAACGCGGACGCGACCAACCCGGGTTCGGCGTTCGAGATGGACGTGACCACGGGGACCGGCATCACCGCGGGTACGCAGGACTCGATGCTGATCACCTCGACGGCTGCGGGCTCGATCGTGATCGACATCACGGACGTAGCCGGCGCCTCTGGTGCGACGGTCTACCTGATCGCCGAGCCCATCAACATCAACGCGGCGCCTGCCTACAGCGCGGTGACGTTCGACTGATGGCTGACCACTTCATCAGCGCGGCGCAGGCTGCGATCCGCACCAAGGCGGTCGCGCTCGACGCTGGCGACGTGGTGTTCTCCGTGTCTGGCAAGGCGGGGTCGCGTGTCGTGGTCGGCGAGTTCGCTGCGGGCTGGTCGTTCGTCGTCCGGGAGGACGACCGCTCCGGGCGGGCGCAGATCGCGCGCCGCCCAGGGGACGCGCCCGCGCCAGAGCCTGAGCCCGCGCCCGTCAAGAAGCGGTCCCGGTCCCGGTCGCGGAAGGCCAAGGCATAGCCTGTGGCGTGGGTCGAGTACCAAGCGCGGGTGCTGCCAGGGTCGGGCTACATCGAGCGAGCCCGTGACACCGAGTTGCGCCTGCCTGTCTACGACGACGGAGCACTCGCCGCGCCGTCGTCGGGGACGGTCACGATCTACGACTCGGCGAACGGCGAGGTGGTGTCCGCTGCGGTGGTGACTGTGACAGGCTCGGTGGCGACCTACACCGTGTCCTCGGCGACGGTGGCGTCCAAGGCGTTCGGATCTGGCTGGCGAATCGAGTGGACGCTCGTGATGCCGGACACGGAGACCCACCTGTTTCGACAGGACGCTTCGCTGGTTCGGGTGCGCCTGTCGCTGCCGATCACGGATCTGGATCTGCTCGAGCGCCACAGCGACCTCGACGACCATTTGCCTAGCGGGGTGACCACGTTCGAGGGCTACATCCTGACGGCGTGGCGGGACTTGCTCGGGCGTCTGGAGGGGCTCGGGCGGCGCCCCTACCTCGTGATGGACTCGTCTGCGTTTCGGCTACCGATGACGTTCATGGCGTTGGAGATCGTCTGCCGGGACTACTCGGCAGCGGGCGACCCGGAGAACACGTGGTGGACGCTGGCGGAGCACTACCGCGAGCGCGCCCGCGAGGAGTGGTCCACGCTGACGTTTGCCTACGACGAGGACGACGACGGGCGGGATGACGGCACCAAGCGCGCATCTGGCATGACCACGGTCTGGCTCAGTGGGCGGGCGCTGTGAGAGACTTCGCCTCGATCCGCTCGGACTTTGCCACGCAGATCGGCACGCTGTCGGGCTGGACGCTTGCTGGCGTTCCTGCTGATGCGTTCGGCGTGTCGGACGTGGGTAGCGCGGTGGCCTCGACTCAGGCGCACCTCTCCTATGCGGTCGGGATCGGCCCATCTGTGCCGTCGTCGCGCGTGGTGTCAGATCGCCAGCGCGCTGCCGAGGGGCTGTTGCTGGACACCGAGGTCTCGGTGCGCTTCCTCTCGCGGATCGCAGCCAAGGCGAAGCTCGACGCCGTCGACGCGGGGCTAACTGCCGAGCGCAACCTGCTGGGCAAGGTGTTGGCCCGGTCGGCGTCGTGGCCTCTCTACTTTCACGTCTGGTTCGTCTCGGCGAACCGGCAGACCGTACCGGGCTCGGACTGGCGTCAACATGACGTGCGGTTCCTTGTCCTCCACCGGATCGCAATCACCTAGGAGCGCCCCATGGCCCTGCTCGCCGAGCCCGTTACCGCACGCGATGTCGTCATCACCCTGGAGGATGCGACCGGCACCCCGATCGTCTGCACTGTGCAGTTCGAGGAGGGGGATCTGTCGATCGACGGGTTCGAGCAGGGCAACGCGCCCGTGAACTGGTTCCGCGACCGCGGCGTGATCTACGCCGGCCGGCTGGCCGACGAGGAGCCGATCTCGATCTCGTTCAGCTGCGATGCGAACGAGATCACCGACGCCACGGAGAAGCTCGTTTCCGACGCGCTGAACAAGACCGGCGCGTTTGCCTCTGGCGTCTCGACGTGGGGCGCGAATGCGGAGATCTGGACGGTCAAGATGACGGTCACGATCGAGCGCACGAACTTCGGCGGCGCGTCGGACGACGTCTTCACCTTCGACTATTTCCGCGGCAAGGCGGCGTGGGCCGAGGGTGATCGTGCGCGGTGGACGATCAGCGGCGTGGCCGTTCCCAAGAACGGCGCGGGCATCACCCGGGCGTAGGAGGAGCGATGAGCAAGGAGGTCAAGGGTTGGCCGGCGACGGTGAAGATCCTCGGGAGGCAGCACGCCACCGTGGAGCCGTCGTTCGGCGTGGGGGAGTTGCTGTTTGCCGCGGTCGGTGGCTGCACGCCATCCGAGAGCGATCTGCGGTTCCTGTTCGCGCTGTCTGCGGTGATCGGGCATTGCACCGGGATCGGCGCGGCGGCGAAGCGGAAGCTGGCGGGGATGGAGTACGACGTACTGAGGTACGGGGAGGCCGTCTACAGCCACATCCGCAAGGAGGGCGCATCCATGGCGGAGGTCTCGCGGGTCGGAAACGAGCTCGTCGAGGCGCTCCAGGCTCTGGTGTTCCCGCTGGAGACGGAGGTGGCCGCTGCCGCGGATTTCTCCGAAGGGACGGGCGCGCCGACCTGATCGCGCTGCGTCTGTCCCTACGATACGGGGCCGGTGACGTTCACTGGTTCCGAAAGCAGAGCCTGGAGGATCAGATCATGATCCTTGCGGCGGAGCGACTGGAGCAGGCGTGACCCGGACCTTTCGCAGCGGCGCAGTCACGGTGGAACTCGACGGGGCTCTGCAAGACTTCGTCGACGGGCTGATCCAGCGGACCGCGACTTCTTCCTTGATCGCTGCCCGGGAGTTGGCGGAGAAGGTGGCGCGTGATGCCCGCGCGCACTGGTATGGGGACGGCGGGGTGCGTCGGGTGACCGGTCAGAGCGGCGACATTCAGGTGCGCGAGGTTGTAGATCTCCAGCGCGGCGAGGTGCGCGTCTCTGTGGGCTCGACGGACAAGCGGGTTAGCGGCGGCAAGCCGGTGCCAGTTTTCGTCAAGCGCCCAGGTCGGCTGTCGGTCGTGCGCCAGTCGGTGACCATTGATCAGTGGTTCGCGGCTCCGAAGTCGATGCGGGCCAACTTCAAGAGCACGCGCAACGATCCGCCTGGGACCTCTCCGCCCTACCTGTTCGTGCCGAACCCGAACGCGAGCGACGGCAAGTTCCAGCTGCTGGAGTGGGTCAGGAAGCCGGTCAAGGCAGGCATTCGGCGCGCAGCTCGCTCGCTCGGAGAGGGGGTGTCTCGTGGCCGCTAACGAGGTAGTCGGGATCGACATCGTCGCGCGGCTGGATGACTTCCGGGCGGAGCTGGCGAAGATCCCCGACATCGGCGCAAAGGAGGCGAAGGCGCTCACGTCGCAGCTCTCCAGGGAGATTAAGAGGGCAGAGCGCGCGAGCAAGACCGCTGCCGAGCAGAGCAAGAAGACGGCCGAGGCGCTCAAGAAGCAAGCGGCAGCAACGAAGGAAGTCGCAGCGGCGACAAAGGAGACGACCAGCACGATCAAGAACCTCGGCGCCGTCGTCGTCAGCATCGAGTTGCTCAAGCAGGCGTTTGAACTGGCGAAGCGCGTTATTGGCGACACGCTCGAACGCGCGCAGCGGCTAGACGAAGAACTAGGCGGCGACCTCACAGCATCCATCAACGAGGCGTCAAAGGCTCTCAGCGACATGAAGGACGCAGCGGTGCAGCCGCTCATCCCTTCCATTCAGTCGCTAGCCAACGGCATTGCGGACATTGCAGGCGGCGCCCGTATCGCAATGGAGGCCATCTTCGGGCTGACCAACGCGCAAGCGGAGCTCCAGGCGCAGACCGCGCTGGAGAACGAAGCCATTGACAAGCAAGACCGGCGCGTCATGGACGCCGAAACGGCGGTTCGCAACCTGACCGAGCGTTTGCAGCAGTACAAGGAAACCGGCGAAGCGACGACGGACGGCATACGCGCCTACGAGCAGGCGATAGCCGAAGCCAACGACGAGCTAGAGCGGCAGCGCGGCATCCTCCTGCGCCTCGATGGCGAGTTCGACACCGACCGGGAGAAGCGGCAGCAAGCGGCGCGCGAGCGGATCAAGCAGGCGCAGGACGCTAAGCGCGAGGCTGAGAACTCCATCGCTGTAGCATCCCGCTCGGCTCAGGCTGCGAAGTCCCAGTCCAAGGAGGTCGTGGAGGCGACCAAGGAGATCGTCGAGGCAGAGGGCACCAAGCAGGAGGCGATCCGTAGGTCCCTCGAGGTGCGCGAGAAGACTGCGGCGGTCGAGAACTCGATCGTCGGGCAACTGGCGACCACGGCGATCTCTGCCGCAGAGAACGTCGCGGGCTCGGTGATCAACGCGCTGGAGGAGACGGCCCGCGCGAACATCAAGGAGGCGAGGCGACGGCGCGAGG